CTATGCCCCACACAGCCGCCCGGTCAGCGCGACCAGTTCCCGCTCCTCGGCGGGGGACTGCACCAGCCCGTAGCTCGCGGCGATCCGCCGGAACCGCAGCACATACTGACAGCGGAAGTCCGGATCCGGCGGCAACCAGTCCAGCGGCCCGCGCGCGCCTTTCGAGCGGTTCGCCGAGGCGCTGACGGGCAGCAGGTTGACGGGATCGCGGGCGAAGCGGGCGCGCTTCGCGGCGGGCCAGCTGGCGGCACCGTGGCCCCACGCATAGCGCAGCGGCACGATGTGATCGATGTCGAGATCGCCCGCCTCGGTGACTACCTGCCCGGTATAGGGCGCAAACCAGCGACCGTGGCGCACCGAGCAGCCCGAGGGCGCGAGCCGCACCGGCACGGTGGAGAGAGCCGCCAGCAGCTCGGCGCGGGTATCGAGGCAGTCGCCGTCCGGATCGGTCCAGCCCGAGCCGAAGGCCGCGCGCTCATAGGGCAGGGCCGGTGCGACGCTCTGCGGCGCCTGCGCGACCGGCGCGCAGGTCAGGAGCGTCAGGCTCAGCAGAAGCAGGGACAGGAGACGGCGCATGGGGACGGACCTTTTACCGGGTGGCCCCAAGATCCGGTTAAACGCCGACCGGGCCGGGGGAACTCATACGAGCCCCACCCTGACCTCGCGATTGGCGATGATCAACTCCCGCGCGGCGGTCGCGCCGTTCTTCGAGACCGAGTAAGTCAGCCGCACCTCCTCGATCACGAAGGCGCCGAACAGATCGCGGATCTCGGGCCGGTCGTTGATCGACAGCACGAAGGCGCCCTCGATCCTGCCCAGGCGCTCGGCCAGCTCGGCGAACTGGTCGCGGTCGAAGAGCCCCTTGCCGTAATCGTCCTCGCCGCCGCAATAGGGCGGATCGAGATAGAACAGCGCCTGCGGGCCGTCATAGCGCGCCAGCACGTCCTGCCAGGGCAGGTTCTCGAAGACCACGCCGTCGAGCCGGGTATGGGCGGCGTCGAGCAGCGGTCCGATCTTGGCCAGGCTGAAGAGAGGCCCATTGTTCGGCGATATGCCGAAGACCCCGCCGAGCTGGCCGCCGAAGGCCAGCCGCTGCAGATAGAGGAAGCGCGCGGCGCGTTCCAGATCGGTCAGCGTGGCGGGGTCGCAGGCGCGGAGCCGCTCGAACTCGCGGCGCGAGGTGATCTGGAACCGCATCACCTCCATCAGCTGCGGATAATGGCGCTGCAACACGCGGAAGAGATTGGTGATCTCGCCGTTCAGATCGTTCGCCACCTCCAGACGCGGGCGCCAGCTTCGGCGCAGGAAGACCCCGCCCATGCCGAGGAAGGGCTCGACATAGGTGCGGTGCGGGATCGCCTCGATCCGCTCGATGATCCGCCGGTGCAGCGCCTTCTTGCCGCCCATCCAGGGGGCGACGGGGGTTGCGGGGACGGTTTTTCGCATTTCGTTCATGTCAGGAACCTGTTCTAGGTCCGCCCGCTCTCGCGAGAGCCGGGCGACAGATTCCCTCAGGGGTGTCGGCGCAGCACTTGTTGACGCAGGCTGCGTGGTGAGGCGGTGCTCCAACACCGCCTTGCCCCCGCCCGAAAGCGGGGGGAATTCTCAGGCCCGGCGGCGCGTGACCGCTTCGCCGATCCGCCGCCCGATCTCACCGGGCGAGGGGGCGAGCCAGCCGATCAGGGCGACCAGGACGATCCAGGGCGGGATGACATTGACGATGACGGTCTCGACGCGGTCGGCGCGGAGGCGGTTCTCGGATTGCTCCTGGCGGATCTCGCGGGCGCGGGGCCGGACGATGGACGGCGCGTTCTCGACCTTCTGCCCCTGCACGTTTTCGGCCCCGGCCTGGACGTTGGCGGCGACGTTTGGCCCGAGCGGCCCCGGCAGCCCGCCGCATCCGGCCAGCAAGAGCGCCGCGAGGAGCGCCCTCATGCGCCGTCCCAGCGGAACGGGACATCGGCCGGGATCCCGTCGAGCCCCTCATGGCAGAGCTGCCGGGCCTTGTTGCGGCGGATCAGAAGCCCCCGCACGCCCTCGCCGCCCGCAAAACGCCAGCGCGGTAGCTCATTGCAGGCGCCGCGCAGATCGCCCGCGTTGAGCTTGCGGATCAGGGTCGAGCGCGCGGCCGCGCCGAGGCCCACATTATAGGCCCAGTCCAGAATGCCCACATAGCTCCGGTCCGGGATCCGGTCCTCGAGGGGATCCGCGATCAGCCGGTCGAGCCCGGCCTCGAACTCGGTCAGGCGCTCGGCGAACATCACCCGGCACTCGGCGGGCGTGTAGCTGTCGCCGAGATTGACGCCGCGCGTTTCGCCGAAGCAGACGGTGGGCACGCCGACGATGTCGAGATAGGCCTCTGTCTTCAGGCCCTCGTTGCCGCCGATGAAGCTGAGCGCGAGGGCGGTGGCGGCCGCGCCGCGTTTCAGGATCCTGCGCATCGGTTTACTCCATCCTCTGGGCGATCAGGCGGGCGGCGAAGGCGGCCGCGGTCACCAGCGCCGACAGCCCGGCGAAGAGGCCGCGGGGCAGGCCTATCGCGTCGGGCGAGGCGAGCGAGAGCGCGGCCTCGAGCCCGGACAGCAGGCCCGCGAGCAGGATGAGACGGATCGACCAGGCGCGCCGGATCAGCGCGCGCCACTGGGGCACGAGGTGCATGGGGAAACTCCTGTGGCTGGGGGATCAGCGCGGGACGCGCTGCAGGACGGTCTTGATGTCGGCGCGAAGCTCGCGCAGCAGCGCGTTGGTCTCCTCGCGGTCGCGCTGGCGGGCGGCGAGATCCTCGGCGCGCTGACGCTGCCAGCGGGCCTCGAGGGCGCGGATCTCCTCGGCCAGCCGGGCGGTCTCGCGGTCGAGCGCGGCGGTATTGGTCCGCGCCCGGGCCTCGAGCCGCACCGACCAGACGGCCAGTCCGAGCAGCGAAAGCATCACCGCCCACCAGTCGCGGATCTGCGTGGTCAATTCCTGCATGGGGCCTCCGGAGGATGGGGACAGGGAGGCCGGTCAGCTGACATCGCGACCGATGACGAAGCTGTCGGTCGGCCCCGAGAAGATCTCGACCGTGCCCGCAGCGAAGGATCTGTTCCTGTTTCTGCCGAGCCGGATCTGCATGCAGGTCGGACGGCCGACCAGGTCTATGCTGCCCGAGACCGAAGAGGCCTCGTGGCCCCAGGTCGAGGTGGAATTGCCGTAAGAGGCCATCATGGTCCGGCGCCACGCGGCCTCGATGTCGTCGAAGGAGATATAGACCTGTCCCTGAATCGTGGCGGGGCCGCCGCGCGAGGGATAAAAGACAAGCTCTGTCCAGGCGCTCCAGGAGGCGCCGCCATCGGTGCTCAGGCGGATCTGCAATCCCTCGCCCGATCGGAGCCCGACCGGGTTCATCGCGAAGCGGATCACCGCGCAACTGGCATCGGTCAGATCCATGACCCCGGTGGGGCCCGAGGTGTCGAGCAGGTGATAGCTGTAGACGCGCGGGCGGATCTGCGGCGGGGCGAAGGCCTCGACCACGGCCTTGAGGATCTGCCCCGACAGCGCGCCGAACGCGGTGCCGGTCGGGTCGGTGGCCTGGGCCAGGGTCAGCTGCAGCACGCCCGCGGGGGTGAAGGCTTCGCCTGCCAGGGAGCCCAGCGTGATCCAGCCATTATTGGCGATGTTGCGCATCTTCAGCGCGCGGGTGGCGGTATCGACCCAGATCATGCCGGCCGCCGTCTCGGCGGGCGGGGTGGCCCCGGCATTGCCGCTCTGGATCGCGGAAAGCACGCCCTGCAGCATGGCGAAGGCCTGGGCCTTGGTATGGCCGGTGTCGAGCAGATAGGTGGCTTGGGTCATGTCATCCTCATGCGGCCTGGAGGGCGGTCACGGTCAGGCCCGTGATGCCGATGGTGTAATCGGGGCTCTCGACGCCCAGGACCGCGCGGAAGCGGAAGGCCCGGCCCGAGAAATCGGCGGCATCGAAGCTCTGCCAGGGGCCCCAGCGGGCGGCCCCAGGATCGGCGGCTGGGGCGTCATCGGTGACCGAGACCTGCAGATCGACATCGCCATAGGCATCCGTCGACCCGAGCCAGAGCCGCGCATCGGGCGGCGTCCACATCGCCGTGCCGGAGGGCTGCCAGAACAGGTCCCGGGCCTCCGAGATCAGGAGCTCTATATCCGAGATCAGCCGCACCGGCTGGACCGCGCCCAGATCGATCCGGCCCGCGAAGGCATAGCGCGCGCGGGTCTCGCCCGGCGCCATCGCCAGCACGCCGCCCGCCGCGCTGCAGCCGGTGGCGGTCCCGGCGAAGTCCGGGGCCTCGGCCAGGGTGGCGACGGTCGTGGTCGGGATGATCGAGGCGGCGCGGACCGCGATCCCCGAGACCGGGCCGGGCGTGCCCATCGCGTCATGGGGGCGGGCCAGATAGGTGCCGGATTTGAGCGGCAGGGTCGCCTCGGTGACCCCGCCCGAGACCGATTTGCCGATGCCGGTCGAGCTCTGCCAGCTGGCACCCGCCTGCGCGGTCGCGTGGCGGAACTCGATCCGGCCGCCCTGGCGCACGTCGAGCGAGGGATGCCGGTCCCAGCGCAGCATCGCGACCGCGCCGCCCGAGGCCTGGACCGAGAGCCCGGTGATGGCGCCCGGCGGGGCATTCTCGCCCTGCACGGCAGTGGCGCCCGCCCAGGCCCAGTCCGACCAGATGCCGCGCGCATTGCGGCCGCGCACGCCGAAGGCATAGGGGCCGGGTGCCACGTCGTCGATCATGTCCTCGGGCGTATCCGTCAGGGCGCGCAGCGTGGGCTCGGCGGCCGAGACCGGGCGCCAGGCGAATTGCCAGGCGTCGACGAAGGGATTGTCGGTCGTGGCCGCCAGCCGCACCCGGGTCTTCACCCCGCCGCCGCCGCGCGTCTCGTACAATTCCTCGGTCATGGTCGGCGCGCTCACCACCGGTTTTGCGGTCGGCGAGGGCAGCGTGGGCACACCGCCCGCGGGCTTGGGCGTCTCCTCCGAGGTCCGCCAGTCGAAGATCGCGGGGCCGGTCTCGATGCAGCTCAGCGTGACGCGGACCCCGTCCTCGCCGATATGGACGGTGCGGCCGGTGACCTCGAAGGTCTTGGCCGTCCAGCCCCGGCGCGGCAGGCTCACCCGGATATTGTCGCCGAGCCGGACCGGCCAGGCGGCGAGCGAACAGGGCAGCGTGACCTGCTTCTGGCGGCGGCCCTTCAGGAGCGCCAGCTTCATCAGCCGCTGGCCGCGGGCAAAGCCGGTCTCGCCCGGCAGCTCGCCCATGTCGAGCACCAGCGGCTCGCCATTATCGGCCGCGATATAGGTGGCGCTGTCCAGCACCGGCAGGTCGGTGACGACATGCTCGTTCTCCGGATCGGCATATTGCGCCTTCACGGTGTTGAACTGCTCCTCGAAGGGCTTGCGGGCGGTGACCTGGATGCCGCCCACCAGCATGTCCTCGGTGACGGTGAAGGCCGGTTCCTCCCAGGCCGCGCCCCCGACCGTCAGGCGGCCGCGCTCGCAGGTCCACCAGCCGCCCCAGGACGAGGACAGGTCGTTGAGGTTCTCGGCCGCGGTGGCCTCGGTCTCGAGCACGCCGTTGAAGGCATAGCGGTCCTCGGTCGCGCCCGAGGCCAGCGGCACCTGCTCCTCGGCCAGGTTGGCCAGGGCGAGGATCGTGTCCTCGTCGAGATCCCCGGGGCGCCAGCCGGGTCCGCCCCGGAGCTGCGGCGTCAGCATGTAATCGCGCAGGCAGAGCGCCGGGTTCGTCGAATAGCGCCGCCCCTTGAACCAGAGCGCGACCGTGCCCGTCGTCCTGTCGATCTCGACATAGATCGTGCCGCGCCGCCCGGCGACGGCCGAGACCGGCAGGGTGGCCCTGGCCAGCTTCGGCCCGGAAGCCTCGCCGGAGAAAGCGCGGAAGACCAGATCGCTGCCGGTCACCCCGAGATACGCCCCATAGACTGCGCCGCCCTGTTCCCAGATCACGCCTTCGGGGGCGTCCGGGAAGGCGACATCGAAGGCCGCGAAGAGATCGGCCCCGCGCTCCATCCGGCTCGCCTCGAGTATCTCGCCCCGGGTCGCGGTCAGATCCGGGCTGAGCCCGGCCTCGGGGTCAAGCCCGCCGGGATAGCGGCGACCGAAATAGAAGCGCGCGGCGATGGCCCCGCCGGTCCAGGGCGTGGCGGTCTCGCCCTTCGGATACCCACCGCCGCCGACCTGTCCGATGGCGCCGTCATCTGTTCCCGCCCAGTTCGGAACTGTACTGGCGGCCGTGGCGGAGGCGAGCGCCGAGCTGGTCCATTCGCGCGGATCGAGCACCCGCTTGCCGCGGCACCTGACCCGGATCTGGGGCGCGCCGCTGGGGAAGAGGTCGCGGTCGTAATCGGCCTCGAAATAGACATAGGCCACGCCGCGCAGCCGATGCGCCTCGGTCCATTCGCGGGCGGCCGCGACATAGCGGGCCTCGGCCGCCTGATCCTCGCCGCCATTGTGGACGCGCAGCCGCACGCGGCCTTTGTAATCGCTTCCGACCTGGCCCCAATGGTCGGGATCGCCGCTGCCCGCGGCCACATCGCGGCGGTATTGCGCCTCGGTCCAGACCAGGGTCTCGCCCAGCCAGATCTCGACCGCGCCGTCGATCTCGTGGCAGGCCAGCGGCATGATCGAGTGATAGCGTCGATGCGGCTTGCCCCCGGCCTCGGTGGTGGCGCGGGCAACAATCGAGCCACCGAGCATGCGCTCGCCATAGAGGATCCGGCCCGTGGTGACCGGCTGGATCCGGTTCAGCGTGATCTCGTCGCGGGTCTTCGCCTTGGGCTTTTTCGCCATCGCCATCTGGATGCCGGTCAGCACGGCGGCGAGCGCGGCCTGGCCCATGATGGCGGTCGCGGTCAGCCCCGCCATCCAGCCGCCCGCCGCGGCGCCAAGGGCCGCCACCACCGGCGGCATGGCCGCCGCAGGGGTCGCCGAGAGGATCAGCGCCAGACTGGCCAGCAGGATCAGCAGCGCGGGAAGGATCAGTCGATACGCCATGCCGCCTCCGCGGTCAGGACCGGGCGGCGCACCAGGCCGTTCCGGCCCATATGCTGCGCATAGCGCCCCGTCACCACGCCCATGGCGCCCGGCATCGTGCCCTCGCAGGCGGTCATCACCCAGTCGCCGCGCCGCGCGCCCGCGACCGGCAGCCGCGCCAGATGCGCGTCGACCAGCGCCTCGATGGAGCCGAAGCCCAGCGAGACCAGCACCTTGGCCGCCCCGTATTCCGAACCGTAATCCGGCAGGCCCGGGATCGGATCTTCCCAGGTCATGCTCCGGGCGACGGCGCGGCAGAAGCCCAGGCAATCGGCCGTGCCCCAGGCAAAGGGCCGGTCTTCCCAGTCCCGCACCGCGGCCGACAGGCGCCGCTCCCAGCCCGCGCGCCTCACGACCGCCCCCAGGTGTCTTCGCGGTTCTGGATCGCCTGGACCAGGCCGAAGCCCTGATCGCCCGGAAAGCGCTTTTCCTGGTCCTCGGGCAGGTAATAGAAGGGAAACTTGCGCCCCAGCGCCATGCTGCGCGGCTCGAGCGCCAGCGTCGTGGTGGCGGTGTCGGGGCCGTCATCGCTCTCCATGGTGTCGGCGACCCCGTCGAAGAGCACATCGGCCGTCTCGATCTGGCCGGTCTCGTCGAACAGCGCCAGGAACACCGTCACCCGGCGGCGCTGGAACTCCTCGAGCTCGGCCAGCGCCACCACCTCCGGATCGAGCCCGGAAAGCGTGATCGACAGCCCCGGAATGCCCTCGCCCGAGGTCGCCTGCGCTTCGCCGACCGAGAGCATCTGCCCCGCGCCCAGATAGGTCACGCCCTCCCAGTCGACGGTCCCGTGCCCGGTGAACATCGCCAGATCGCCGGTATCGAACCGGCAGCGCACCAGCAGACCCAGCATCCGATCTCCGCTCGCGTCCATCACAGAGCCTCTCTGATTTGCAATATGCGTGTCCTGATCCGGGACTGGCTGCCGCTGTAGCTGGTCTCGGGCCCGGCCAGAGCCCAGGTGCCGAAGGGCACGCGCATCGCCACCGGATCGCCCGGGGCGACGGGGCGGCGCAGCCGGGGCCAGAGCGTGACGCTCTGCCGGAAGGCGGGGGTGGGGGCCTCGGTCGCGGTCACGATATGCAGATGGCGGCCGAGGGTCAGGTAATCGCCCGGCAGCGCCCGGTCGCCCGCCCTGGCCAGCTGCAGCACCAGCGCCTGCGCCCGGGCAGTGGCCGCGACCGCGACGACAGGATCGGCCGAGATCATCCCGTGCGGGCCTTCGTAATCGACCGGCCCCATCTCGAAGGTCCCGGCCATCCCGTTCAGGCCCGCCAGCCAGGCTTCGGTCGCGGCATTCTCGGCCGCCGAGACATGGGTCAGGGTCAGCTCGGCCGCCCACATGCCGCCCATGAAATCATAGGCGGTCTGCGCAAAGCTGTAGGGGCTCTGCACCCGCAGGCTGCTGGTGATCCGGGTCAGGGTGAAGGCGGCGACCCGAACGCTCTTCGGTGGAAAGGCCATCAGCTCGCCCCTCCCGCCCGGGCCATCCGCTTGCGGCGGTCATAGATCTCCGAGGCCTGGCGTCGGCTTTCCGCCCGCACGGCGGCCGCGATCTGTTCCGGGCTGGCATTCGAGCCCTGCACGCTCACATAGACGTCGCCGCCCCGGACCGCGCCGAAGCCGCCGAAGCCGCCGCTGTCGCGGGTATGGTCGATCACGCTTTCATTGGGGTGCAGCATGGCCAGGAACCCGCCCTTGCCGTCGAGCCCGCCCGCGCGCGGCCCGATGGGCGTGCGCCCGCCGCCATCGAACGACCCGCCCTCCATCACCTTGCCGATCAGATCCCCGATGGGTTTGACCGTCCCGCCGCCGCCGCTTGCGCCGCCGCCGAAGAGCCCCGAGAACAGCCCGTCGAACATGGAGCCCAGGGCGTCCGAGAGCGGGCTCATCGCCCGGTCGAGCAGGTCGTCGAGCATCCGGTCGGCCAGCGCCGAGATCGCGTCCCCCGCATCGCCCGAGCCCTTCACGATATCCTTGAAGAAGCTCTGGAAGCTGCTGCTTGTGGCGTTGACGCTGGTGCCCAGCCCGGTGAGCCCGCTCTCGACCTCGTCGACGCCAGAGCCCTTGCCGCCCTTGCCGTCACCGGAGAGGGCATCGTTCAGATCCTTGAGCGCGGCCTTGAGGCCCTGCGAGCTGGTGCCGGTATTGTCCATTTCGGCGCGGGCGTCCTTGAGCTTCGCGCGCAGCGCCTCGACCGAGGCAAGGGGGGCGGTGAAGCCGGTCAGGGCCGCCTCGATGGCCCTGGCGTTTTCTGCCACCTTTCCGGTCGCCTCGCTGGTGGCGGTCTTCAGATCCTTCGCGGCGGCGCTGCCCTTCCGGATCTCGGCCGCCACCGCCCGGAACTGCGACCCGAAGCCAGGAATGATCGCGCCGATGGCCGCCATGTTGGTGATGACGCCGCCCCATTTGGACTGGATCGCCTCGAGCGTGCCGTAGAAATCCGCGCGGATCGCCCAGCCCATCCGTTTCACCGCCAGAACGACGATCCGGGTGCCCGCGCCGATCCGCTCCCAGACCTCGATCGCCACCGTCTTCAGCGCATCGAAGGCCTGACCGACGCCGCCGGTGGCCTCGACCAGGCCGGTGAAGCGATAGATCAGCTCGCCGACACCGATGACCAGCGCGCCGAACCCGGTGCGCATCAGGGCCGCCCGGGTCAGCAGCAGCTTTGCGTTCAGCGTCACCACCGAGGCCGCGGCCAGCGACATGCTGGTGACGAACCGCCCCGCCAGGAAGGACGCGAATGTGCCGGCATAGGACATGAGCCGGCCGATGGTCCCGGACATGACCTGGAACGTGCCGCTCACGCTGGCGCCCAGCCCGTCCAGCATCGCGCGCAGCGGCGTGCCCTCGCGCAACAGGTCGGTGAAGCCGGTGGCCAGCGCGGTGATCGCCGGGGCCATGCTGGCCGCGACCTGATTGCCGACCCCGCGCATGACCACGCCCAGCGTCGACATGGCATCGTTGGCGGCCTCGATATTGTCGGCCTGCAGCTCCGACAGCGCGACCCCGAACTGATCGACATCGCGGGCCGCCTGGCTGAGCGTCGCGCTGTCCAGCCGGGTGATGGCGGCATAGGCCCGGTCGCCATAGAGCGCCGCCGCAACCGCGGCCTTCTTCGCCGGATCCTCCAGCCCGGCAATGGCGCCGTTGATCCTGTCGAAGCGCTGATCGAGATCGAGACCGAGCAGGTCGCGGGCCTCCAGGCCCAGGGCCCGCAGCGCCTTCACCGCCGGGCCCGTGCCGGACGAGGCCTCCGAGAGGCGCTTGTTCAGCGCCAGCGCGGCCTGCTGCAGCTGCGACATCGGCACGCCGGACAGATCGGCGGCGCGGCCCAGCAGCTGCACCGATCTGGTCGAGGTCTCGAGGGACTGCGCCAGCTTGGCCTGCGCATCGACCATCTCGAAGCTCGACCTGGCCGCAGCCGCGACGGCCGCCCCGATGGCCACCGGAGCCGCCGCCGCCGCGATGCGGCCCGCGAACTTGCCGAACGCGCCCCGGGCCTTTGCCAGGCCGGTCTGGAACTCGCGATTGTCGAGCCCCAGCCGCACGCGCAGCCGTCCAACGTCGATCATCGCCGCAGTCCTCCTTGCAATGTCGCATGCCAGAGCCGCGCCATCGCCAGCATCTCCTGCGGAGACTGACGCGGGCGGCGGTCCGGCCGACCGATGAATGTCCCGAACTCCGGAAGCCTGTCAGAGCGCATCAGCGCCGCGAGATGCCAGATCCGCCAGCGGTCCCGGCGGGCCGCGCGTTCGGCGGCGCGGGCGGCCCCGCGCATCCGCACCGCGTATTCGCGCTCGGTCAGCCGCCAGAACCCGTCCGGATCGAACCCGGCCGCCGTGTAATCCTCGAGCAGATCGGCCCAGGTTACGCGGCGCCGGTCTCCGGGGGGCGGGCGGGGTCCTCCGGGGACGGGGCCTCATCGCTGGCCACCATGCGGCTGGCGGCGATCACCCGGCCGAGCAGATCCGGAAGCGCCCCGAGCCCGGTTTCGGTGATGAAGTCGCCCGCATCGGCTTCCGTCGTGCTGGGGCGCGAGGCCCGCATCAGCTCCAGCACGACCCGGCGCAGATCGCGCGCCCGCGCGCGGCGTTTCCCCCCGGCGCTGTCGAGCCGCGCCAGCACGGTGTCGATATCCTCGTCGTAATGGTCTTCCAGCGCGCAGATCGCGTTGAAGTCCAGCACCAGGGCGATGTCCTCGCCCCGGAACCGCGCGCCGACCTCGCCCCGTTCGCGGTTCGCCATGATCAGCCCCCCATGCCCGAGATCTCGGTGGACCCGGCCACCTTGATCGTCACCGTGCCGGTCATCTTGTCGCCGAGCGCGGTCGAGGGCTCGAAGCCCTTGATGTAGCCGGTGAAGGTCCAGCTGACCCCGTTGTTCCAGGCGATCCGCATCTGGCGCCGCGCGCCCGAGGCTTTCAGGGTCTGGATGGTCATGTCGGTCGCGCTTCCGGGGATCCAGTTGAGCGAGACGGTCATGTCGCCGGGCTCGATCATGCCCGCGATGTATTCGCGGGTCTTGTTCGGGCTTTTCTGGTGGGTGACGTCGATATCGTCGGCCTGCTGGTTGGGCGGCGTGATCTCGTTGACCTCGGCCAGGTCTTCGAACGTGCCGGGATCTTCGCCGTCATGGATGGCGAAGCCGATATCATAGGCCATCAAGGCCTGGCTCTCGGGCATGGTCTGTCTCCTTGGACTGGATGGAATGGGATCAGAGGGAGGGATCGGCGCGCGGCACCTCGACGCGCACCGACCAGGACAGGCGGCGGGCGCCGAAGATCACGCTGCCGCGTTCGAGGTGGATCTCGGCGTCAACGGGCCGGATCTCCATCACCAGCCCGCCGAGATTGGCACTGGCCGCGATGCTGCGCTCGACGGCGCGTTGCATGTCGTCGAGCTGATCCTCGGCATCGGCGCCCCGGGCCTCGAGGATCAGATCCATGGTGATGGTCCGGGCCGAGCGGGTCATGCTCGCCGGGCGGATCTCTTCGCGCCGGAGATACATGTAGATGCCGGGCAGGGCGTCGTCCTTCACCCATCCGCCGGAGGGGGGCGAGCGCAGGATCGTGACCGGCAGGCGTCCCGCGGGCGTGTCGACGGAGATCTCCGCGGCCTCCAGCAGGTCGGCAATGGCGTGGCGAATGGCCTTGCTGGCAAACATCAGGCTTCCTCCAGCTGGATGGTGACCATGCCGCCCGGATCGGGATTGCCGCCGTCCATGGGCGCCAGGGCGCGGAAGCGGCGGCCATCGGCCAGGTCGACCAGCCCGCCGGGACAGAGACCCGCGAGCTGGTCGCGGCGGGCCTGCAGGGTCGGCACCGCGTTCAGGACCTCCGCGCCGCCCTCGGTCAGGATCGCGGTATCGGCATCGCGGAAGAGCGCCCGGATCCGGCGGGGCGCCTCTCCGGACGGGGCGATTGTGACGGGGGCGCCGAGCGCGCCGGTCAGCAGCGCGCCCATGCCGTCGAAGACGCTGGCCATGGTGTCAGCGGATCGTGCCGTCGAGCAGGACCGTGCCCGTGGCCGAGGGGTTGGCCGCCGGGGCGGTGGCGGCGCCGATCAGCACATTGCCGCTGGCCTCGGCGGTGCAGACGGCCCCGTCCCAGTAGACGGGATCGCCCTCGGCCCAGGCCTCGGCGCCGCTCTTGGGCAGGGTGAAGCGCCCGCGCCGGACCAGCACGACCGGCGCGCCCGCGGCCGCATCGGCCTGGGCCACGCCGAAGATCGACCCGACCAGGACGCCGTCGCCGCTGGCGGTCTCGGCGGGGGCGGTCAGGGTGACGGTCTCGCCGGGGGAAAGGTAGTTTTGCATGGGGATAGCCTCTGGATCTGCCGCGCAGCGGCGGGGATGTCGGGCGGGCGGCGGTCACCGCCCGCCGGGAATGGCAGGGGCCGGAGAGAGGGGCTTACTTGCCGGGGTTCCGGTAGGCGCCGCGATGCTCGGTCGCCGCCACGCCGAAGATGTGGCGGGCGTTCATGGTGACCTTGTCGGGGTTCATGCCCTCGATGGTCTGCACGGTCGGGGACTCGTAGCCATCGAGCCAGGCCACGCTCACGGGCGGCAGGTCCGAGCTGATCAGATACCAGGCGGCGTCCGAGCCCCCGGCCGCCGCCCCGAGGTTCGGCACCACGGAAGGCGTCAGCGTGCCCTTGTAGGGGTTGGTCTCGGCATCCTTGACGGGCGTCGTGGCGGTCGTGAACTGCAGCGCGACGGTTTCCAGCGCGGGCGGCACGATCAGCCGGTCGGCCACCACCTGCAGGAAGTCCTCGGCATCCTTCGAGCCGAAGGCGGTCTGTTCCCACATCGCCTTGCGCGCCGCGCCGATGGTCTCGACCGAGATCGGCCCCGCCGCCGCGGCGAGGTTCCTGTGGTCGGCATGGAAGAGCGCCTTGCCGTCCGACTTGGTCTTCGCATTGGTGCGGATCAGCCCCCAGACCATCGAGCTTTCCATGACCCGCGCGGCCATGGCGAATTCGCGCGGGATCCGCAGGAAGGCGCCCATGTCGTCATTGATCACCGCCTCGAAGGACAGGGTGATGGTGCGGCCGCGGCGCTCGACCTTGAGCCCCTCGGCCAGGTCCTCGAGCCGCGCCTCCTGGTACTCGCCATTCTCCTGGACGGTCTTCAGCTGGAAATCGCCGCCGAAGCGCACGGCATGGATCTCGCGGAAGTCCGAGGCGGTCAGCGGGGGGCCGGTGACGATGTCCCAGCCCGCGCCGCGCCGGTCATATTCCGCGATCAGCGAGCGGTTCATCACCTCGGTGGTGATATAGGCAAAGTCGCTGACGCCATGGGTCCCGCCCATCATGCGGGTCGAGCGGAAGCCCTGGGCGACGGCGCGGGTGCGGTCGAAGTGATTGCCGGGGCCCGCCAGGTGCATCGCGAGGCCGCTGAGGCGCATGCCCCGGAACTGCTCTCCGGGGCCCGAATAATCGCGCATCATCGCCGCGATGAGCCCCTCGACATGGGTGTCGGTCTCGTCGCGGGTGATCCGCGCGGCCCCGGCGCCCCCGGCCGGGATCGGGGGCTCGGCGGCCGCCATCACCGCCATCAGGCGATTGCCCGCCGCGGCCTGCGACACGCCCTCGTCGATCACCGCCTCGATCTGGGCCTGGCTCAGCTGGCCCGCGCGCATGAAGGGCTCGGCCATGCTGCGGATGCTGCGGGCGCGTTCGCGCTCGGCTTGGACCGCGCGGGCGACCATGGCCTCGGCATCGGGGGCCTGCATGGTGGTGGTCGGCGCGGGGGACGGTGCGACAGGGGGCTGGATGGTCGTGTCTTCGGGGGTCTCGGGCATGTTGCTTTCCTCGGTTGCGGCCGGATCGGCCATTGAAAGAGCGGCGGCCGGATCGGCCATTGAAAGAGCGGCGGCCGGGGCGGGATTGCCCTCGGCTGCGAAGCTGCGGGCGCACATCCGCAGGCGGGACAGGGCCCCGCGATGGGCGGACATGGCGGCGGCCAGTTCGGGGGCGATCTCGGGCGCGGTGCCGCTGACGGCATCTGCGAAGCCCGCCGCGACGGCGTCCTCGGGCCCGAAGAAGGTCTCGGCATTCATCAGCGCCATGACGTCCTCCACGGCGCGGCCCGAGCGGGAGGCGTAGACCGAGGCATAGACCCGGGCGAGCTTGTCCAGCTCGTCGGCTTCCTTGCGCAGCTCGGCGGCGGTGCCATAGAGACCCCGGCTGGGATTGTGGATCATCAGGAAGGATCCGGCCGTCATCTCGATCCGGTCGGCCGACATGATCATCAGCGAGGCGGCCGAGGCGGCGAGACCCGAGACGATCACCGTCACCCGGCCGGGATGGGCCTCGAGGGCGGCGCGGATCGCCTCGCCCTCATAGGGGCTGCCGCCCGGGGAATTGACGCGCAGCGTCACGTCCGCGTCGAAGCGGGCCAGGGCCTCGCGGACCATCCGGGCGGAAAAGCACCCGGTCTCGGCAAAGCTGCAATACTCGTGCGGCAGAACATCCCCTTCCAGGATGATCTCGCCATTCAGGATCAGGTCAGACCCCTCCATGGGCAATGTCCTCTTCTTTGGTGGTGTCGGGTGCGTCGGGGATGGCGGGGCCGTTCGGTACGTTTGCAGGGGAGGGTGCCGGGGCGCGCGCGGCGTCCTCGGCGCGCTCGCGGGCGATCACGTCGGGGTCGAGCCCCATCTCGCGCTGCTTGCGCTGGCGGCTGTTGAGACCGGCCCCGATCTCCTTCACCGCCGCGTCGATTTCCTTGCCGGGGTCGATCATCGGGCGCCGCGGCGCGGTCCATTCCAGCGCGCGCGGCGCAGGCGGCAGCCCGGCCGAGGCCCCGGCCACCTGCCAGGCCTCCAGCGTCCAGCGCCCGACGCCCCGGCAGAACTGGCCGATCATGATCTGCTGCTGCCAGACCTGGATGAAGCGATCCATCTCGATCCGGCCCATCCGCCCCGAGCTGAAGTTCACCCCGGTCAGATCGCCGAAGGATTCATAGGTCAGCCCCAGCCCGGTCGCGATGGCGCGCACGCCCTCGCGCATGAACTCTGCATAGCCGTCGAGCGGCGGCGGTTCGGAGGGCGTGACCTTCTGGCCCTCCTTCAGGCCGATCACCGCGCCGGGTTCCAGCCGCTCGATCTCGGCGCCGGCATAGACTTCGCCATCGGCCGAGGCCTCGACGAAGAAGGCCAGCAGCGAGGCGATCCGCTGCTTGAGGATCTGCGCCTCCTGGTAATCCGACAGCTCGCCCACCGTCATCATCACCGGCGCGAGCCAGGGGATCCCGCGCATCTGCCCGGGCCGTTCGGTGCGGCGGACATGCAGGATCTGCCGGGCGGGCACGCGGGTGCTCCTGAAGCGCCCCGCGGTGATCCTGTGGGTCGCCCCGGGATGCTGCTCGAACAGGTGATAGGCCTCGGCCCGGCCGGTCGGCCCGTATTCGATGCCCTCGATCACCTCGTTCCGGCCGTGGCTGGTGATCGTGGTGTCGAGATGGTCGGCCTCCATCACCTGGATCTGGAAGGGCAGCACGAGGCCGGGCTCAAAAGCCAGGTTCCGCGCCCGGCGGCGCACCAGCACCTCGCCATCCGAGAAGACCGCGTTCATCACCTGCCATTGCAGCCCCGGCAGCGCGTGGACCCCGTAGACATCGATGGCCGGGCTCAGCAGATGGGCCCGGATCAGCTCCATCGCCGCGGTGCCGTCCGCGTCGCCCGCCATCCGGACCGAGGGCATGATCCCGGTGCCCACCACATTGCCGGTGACCACGGCCTGGCCGCGCGCCGCCAGCGAGCGGTTGCGGATCATGTCGCGGCTGAGCTGGCGCAACTGCGCCCGGCTGGCGCCCGCCGCGTCGGCCGCCGTTGCCGGGGCCTTCCAGCCATAGGTGCGCCGCCCCTTCGAGGCCGCGTCATAGTTCATCACGACCTGCGCCCGGGCCCTGGCCTGGATCCGGGCCAGCCCCGCCTGCGGCGCCAGCGACAGGATCGCCCGGTCGAGCCAGCCCATCACAGCCCCCTCGGCGTGCGCGGATAGCTGACGCTGAGGCCGCGCGCGCCATGCCCGGCCAGCTCCGCCTCGATGATCCGGATCCGCTTCAGAAGCGCGGTGGCGCTGTCATATTGCACCTCCTCGCCATTGAACCGGACACGGGTCACCCCCCGCGCGAAGGCCGCCTTCAGCGCGTCGAGCTCGTCTTGCGTGTGAGCCATGCTTACCTCTTGAGGAAGTTGATCCGGCGCGGGGCCGGTTGTCCGGGCCGCGGCGCGGGCGCCTCGGGCGCCGCGTCGGTCATGTCGGTTGTCCCGGGCCTCTCGGCCGGGGCTTTCGCCAGGGCCACCGCATTGGGGTTCTCGCGCCCGCCCAGGGCCCAGTCGGGCAGGGCGGCGGGATCGAGCCGCAGCAGCCCCTTCTGTTCGGCCAGCGCCCGGGCCTGCACCGACAGGTCCAGCGTCTCGTTGCGGACCTGTCCGGGCTTCTTGTCCCAGCCCTTTGACAACCGTTCCTCGGCCACCAGCTCGGCGATCTGCGCCTCGGTCATCCAGCGGCCCGCGAAGAGCGCGCCCTCGCCGGTCCCGACCCGGCCCAGCATGGCGAAGACCGTGTCCTTCAGCCGGTCGGTGGCCATGTTCAGCAGCTTGATATTGCGGCCCTTGCCGCCGCCCGACTTGCGCTCGGGGCTGGCGTACCAGATCCGGCTGCCATGGTGGAAACCGCCATGGCCCCGGGTGATGAACCAGCGCCCCGGGCCCGCGCCCTTGCGCCGCGCCCGCCAGAATGCCTCGGCATTGTCCGACACGCCCGGGCGGCCCTGGTAGTCGATGGCCAGCGCCAGCGCGCGCAGGCCGTAATCGGTGCCCTCGACCGGCCAGACCCGGCGCCCCAGCGGCAGCAGCACCGACCAGTCGCCGATCAGCGTCGCCGGATCGAGCACCCGTTCGGCCCCGTCGGGCGGCGCCGAGAGCTCGAAGCGATCGATGATCTGGGCGGTGCCGGTCTCGCTCCAGGCGGTGACCTGCACTGCGAAATACGTGCCCTGGACATCGACCGACACGGTGACGAAGCGGGTCCAGGCGGGCGCCACGCCGCGCGGCGTGTCCCGGGCATGGGCGCGCAGGAAATCGGTGCCGATCTCGTCTTCGGCCCCGGCCTTCCTGGGGCAGTAGGGCAGCCCGATCTCGGTATAGAAGGTCGTGGCCAGGTCGGTCTCGTCGCCCAGCAGATCCGCCTGGCGCCGCGCGGTCTCGTATTGCGCGACGAGGTTGCGCCAGCTGGCGAAGGTCGCGGCCGCCCCGTTCAGCGCATAGCTCGCGATATCGGTCCTCTTCATCCCGGCATCGCCAAGCGCCAGCAGCTGGCCCTCGGGGCCCTCATGGCGCCAGCCGCCGCGCCCCTTCAGGATGGCCCGGTTCAGCTCCATCTTGTGGCGATGCGCGATCAGCGTGCCGCAATGGGGGCATTCCATCTCGGCCCCGGCTCCGGCCGTGCCGGGATCGAGGCTGTCATCATAGCGCAGCCGGTCGAAGCGGGGCTCGAACTCGCCGCCGCAATCGGGGCATTCCCAGTAAAGCCGCGCGCGCGTTCCGTCATTGTAGAGCCGCGCGATCCCGCCCTTCACCGGGGGCAGCGCGTGGGGGGCGACCGGATCGGGCTGCCAGCCCGGATCGGTCACCGGATAGGCGGGCGAGGATTCCGCCAGCACGCAGCCGCGCGAGAGGTAGCTCTTGATCCGCTGCACCGCCATCCGGACCGGCGCGCCCTCGGGATTGTCCTTGCCGCCCAGCACCAGCGGCATGTGGTCGAGATCGGTCAGCAGCACGGTCTTGTAGGTGCCGCCCGACAGCACCTGCGGCGTCGGATAGCCGATCAGCAGCCGCATGCCGCGAAAGCGCTTGCGGCTGAAGGTGTCGTCGTCGCGGCCGCGGCCGAGGCGGCTGTAGACCTCGGGGCTGTTGCAGATCAGCTGGTTGAGCTTCTCCTCGACCCATTTGTCCCGCTCGGGCCGCGACATGTGCACGATCAGCGTGGGGTTCTGGTCGCAGGTCACCGCATGCAGCGACACCGTCTGCAGCATCATCGTCTTGCCGCTTTGCGACGGCCCCATGAAGGCCACCACCTTGAAGAGCCGCGACTGGGTCACGTCCGAGGGCTCGACCATGTAGGGGGTCACGCTCCGGTCGAAGCCCTGCCAGGCGCCCTGGACCTGCACGTTGATATAGCGCTCGGCGGCCTCGGTCACCGACAGGCGGCTCGGCGGATCCAGCATCGGCAGCGCGTCGGCCAGGATCTCCTCGGGCGTGGTCAGGCCCGGCAGCGGCGCGAAGCTGCGCAGCGCGCCGATCCGGGCATCGCGGATCACCACCATCTCAGAGCCCCATCTCGCCCTGGTCGCCCCGCCGCAGCGCGACCGGTTCGGCCGCGCCCCGGCCGATGGCCTGTTCGAGGGTGCCGCGCGCCCGCACCAGCGCCCCGTCGCAGCGGGCCTCGAGCTTGGCGGTCTCCTCGGGATCGAGCGAGAACTCCATCTCGCAATAATCGACCAGCGTGGTGATGGTGCGGCGGAACTCGACCAGCATGTCCTCGAAGAGATCGCGCACCCGCGCCGTCCGGGTCAGCTCGCCGCGCTGCTCGGCCGCGCGCTGGTAGCGGTAATCGGCATCGGCCTCCTCGGCGATCTGCTTGGCGGTCAGCCCGGCCGAGGCATTGGCATCCTCCTCGTCGAGATTGCGGAACGCCATCGCCAGCTGCGAGGCCGAGCGGTCGGCCGCCGCCTTCGCCGCCCGCGCCCCGGCATCGCGATGCCTCCGCCAGGCGTAGCAATCGGCCGGCGAAAAGGCATATTCCCGGCCGTTCCCGCCTTCCTCCAGCACCGGCATGCCCTGCGCGATCCATTTGCTGATCGTGTTGTCGCTGACATCGAGGGCGCGGGCGATCTGGGCGCGGTTCATCGCGGTGTCCTCCACCCCTTCGGGCAGCGGATGCAGGCGGCGGAGATCGGCCAGATCGGTCATGACAACAACAACCCTCACTCGCAGCTTCGAAAATCGAGACACACATGCAGGCACCGGGGTGCGAATTACCCCCGTGCGATCCCCCTCCGGGAAGGACCCGCGCTCATCTGGCGGTGGAAAAGGCCTTCCTGATCGCCGCCCGCATCCGGTCCGGCATCTCGCGCGCGGCGACGATCCGGCCATGGCCTTCCATGTCGAACCGCGCGCTGTAGCGGGGCAGCCGGTCGGTGAAGGACAGGAACTTGGTCAGCCGCTTGCCCTGCCGCTTCCAGACCCCGGGCGACAGCTGCCCGGGCTTCGGCACGAAATATCGCGCCGCCCGTGCGCTGCGCTTGCGCGAGCCGTCGGTGCTGTTCTGGGCGCGGTCCTGCTGCGCCCCGATATTGGAAAGCGCCCGCTGGATCTGACCGGCGGGCAGGTTGCCATGGGCGTTGAGCCGGGCGCCCCGGGCCGGAACCACCGCCTCGATATGGTCTTCATAGGCGACATTGCCGATGATCAGCCGCTCGATCCCGGTCTTCGGGCGGGTGCCGCCGCGCTCCTCGACTTCGAGGTAATGCCGTCCGCGCGGGGCATCCTTGCGCTCGACCGTCGCCTCCGGCTTCCGCTTGGTCGCGCGCCGCAGGAAGAACGCATTCAGCGTCCAGCGCGTCGGCCGGTCGAACACCTTGCGCATCAGCGTCCTGTTCTCTTCCAGCACCGCCTCGCCGGTGGCGTTCAGCGCCAGCATCGTCGCGTAAGGCATCTGCTTGCGTTCCACCTCCCGAAGCCGGGACACCAGCTTGCGCAGATCCGAGGGCGAGACACCTGCCGTCAGCTTCATGCCGTCCCTCCATGCCTGCGGGCGGCAAGAGCCCGTCCCGGAACGCAAAGCGCCCGGGGCGGGGTCTCCGCTCCGGGCGCAAGTTGGGTGACGACACTATGTCAACGGGGGCAGAGGTTCGTCAAGAAAATTGTTTCCAGGGGGCATTCATGGCCGGGGATGGACATCGTGTCAGGTTGCGCGACTCGGAGACCTGGCTGCGGATTCCCATGGAGAACCAGGAGCGGCCATTATGCGAAAACGCGATGCTTATAGAGCGCGCAAGAGCGTCCTTAAGAACAAAACTCGGCCGGTACGGTCCGAAGCGGGGACATCGGTTGGCCGGATCGATGCTCTGACGCGAAACGCACGGAACACCTGGTTTGCTCTTCTCGGCCTTCTGGTCTTCGTCGGCATCACGCTGATGGGCGTGGAGCATATAGACTTCTACGGTATCGACCGGGCTACCAAGCTGCCACTGGTCAATGTCGACGTCCCCACGCGGTATTTCTTCGTCACGGCCCCGATTCTGACGGCGGCTTTCTACATCTACTTCCACCTGCATCTCATCAGGTTATGGGATGCCTTGGGGGCTGCGGATAACAGGATCGGAGGCCAACCTCTAGGTGATGCCGTCATGCCCTGGCTTGTCACCGACGCGGTGCTGTATCTTCGAAACAAATGGCGGGCCGATAATTGCGCCGCTCCGCGTGCATTGGATGTACCGGCGACTTTTCTGAACCTGGTGCTAACATGGGGCTTCGGCCTGATCGTTCTATACTCCCTATGGCAGATGTCCTTGGCTGCTCGCACCTTCTGGATCACGGCAGTCGCTTGTTCGGCCTTTCTGGCCGCGGGAGGCGCGGGAGTGTCGAGCCTGAAATGCCTTCTCGAAAAAATGAACCCAGAAGAGAATGCTCAGAACAGACGGATGTCTGCGCAAGCTATAATTATATCGATCGGTGTCGTCCTCAGTGCCTTTTTTACCAGCTACCTGTGCACAGAGGGGCCAATGGGACTGCGCACGCCGCGAGTCCGGCTGCTGGCCCCGATATATATGCCTGACCTAGCAATCGTAGAGAAACCTACGGGATGGCTGCCCAGGGACATCGCAAAGGCTGATTTTTTTTCGGATTGGTGCAAGCGCGGAGGTACTGACTGCACCCGGAAGGAGCTTTCGGAAGAACAATTAACGCTGTTTGAGAGAGAGTTTCGGCGGAGGAGAGAGGCCGCGATTGCGGAACTACGCAAACCTCAATGGCACCAGCCCGGTCATCAGAAACCGGATTTCAGAGGAGCGCAGTTGGCAGGCACATTCTTGGCTGGAGTGGACCTCCGCTTGGCGCATATGGAGGGGGTTGGTCTCAAGGGCGCACAGATGGAGGGGGCAGATCTCAGCGAGGCACAAATGGATTGGGCGGACCTTTCCGGTGCGCGTATGGAGGGGGCCCACCTCAGGGGTGTGAAGATGGATTGGGCGCTTCTCAGCGGTGCGCAGATGAGGGGGGCGGACCTCAGCGGCGCGCAGATGAACGACGCGTACCTCGGCGAGGCGCAGATGCCGGGGGCGATCCTCATCGGTGCGCATATCGAAAATGCTTACCTCGGCGAGGCGCATATGGAGAAGGCGAACCTCAGAGGGGCGAAGATGAAGGGAGCGGACCTCCACGACGCGCATATGGGGGGAGCGGACCTCAGCATCGCGCATATGGAGAAGGCGAACCTCAGACGGGCGCAGATGAAGGGGGCGGATCTCAGCGAGGCGCAAATGGATGGGGCAGACCTCAGCAAGGCACAGATGGAGGGGGCGGACCTCTTCGAGGTGCAGATGAAGGGAGCGATCCTTTTCGAGGCGCAGATGAAGGGGGTATTCCTCATAGGAGCGCAGATGGAGGGGGCGGACCTCAGAGGGGCGCAGATGGAGGGGGTGGACCTCAGGTGGGCACAGATGGCGGGCGTGGACCTCAGTGGAGCGCGGATGGCGGGAGTAGACCTCAGAGGCGTGCAGATGGCGGGAGCGAACCTCACCATGAGTTTCTTAGAAAGTGGGCAGTTCGAACCCTCTGAATTTCCATCAATGAACCTACAGGGGGTCACAAACTATGGCGGCGCTCTTAGGTCCGTCGATTTAAGGGATGCCACCTTCGATGAGACGACCGATTTCCGAAACGCCTTTTTGGACGGAACCGTGCAGACATCCGACAGCTTTCGGGAGCAAATGGGAAACCCCTGCCAGTGGCATGCGGATGTGTTAAGCGACGAAGAGTTCTTCGGTCGTTGGCTGGGGTGGCTTGAGGCCTCCGAAAACGGTTCCGTTGGTTGGCAGCAATTTCTGCCGATTGCCTGGCGGAACGTTGCTGCTATCGCGCCTCCGGATGGTTGCGTCTGGCAAACCGAATCCATTTCCAATGCCCCCCGGTAATTCGCGTTAATGTTTGGACTGCACACTGTCCGAAGGGGGACAACTCGTCGCCAAGGCAAAATTCTTAAACTTCACCGCCACGGCGTCATCGGCGGCATGTCCCCGCTGACGCAGATCTGCGCGAGATTGGTCGCCCCGAGCGCCGCCTGCACATCCTGCAGATAACCCCACCAGTCGAGATACGCCCGCCGCGCCGCCGCGATCCGGGCCGGGGACGGTTCCCAGACGCAGGGGGTGTAGCGGGCGCGGTCGTGGACGATCACGCCCTTGCGGTTGCGGCGGGGGATCGGCTGCCAGCCGTCTGGGAGCTCGGTGCTGTCGCAGGCCCGGCCATAGGCGCGGTGCTGGTTCTGCTGCCACTCGGCCGGGCGGAGACGCGGGCGGGCGTCGGGCATCCAGTCGGGGCAGCGGCCCGCGCGGGCGAGATCGGCGACCCGTGTGGCGGCGTACCAGGGCAGGACGTTCCGGACCACGGTTGCGATCAGCTCGGCATCGTCATGCGGGCGGGACCGGCCGCGGCTGGTATCGACGCGCGTGCCCAGCTGGGCGCGTTCAAGGGCCACGTATTCCATGCCGAAGGGGCGCCACCCGGTGCTGCCGACCGCCTCGATCTCGTCATGGTCGAGCCGCGCGCATTCGGTGCCGAAGGCCCATTCCAAAGCCTCCCGAACCGGCATCGCCCGGCGGCTGCGCGGTGCAGGCCGCACCGGGGAGCGGAGCGCGGCCGTCATGCCGAGGCCCCCGCGAGATCGGCGATGCTGCGGCAGTGGGCGAGGCGGGCCTCGCGGTCCCGCAGCCAGGCGGCCTCGGCCGGGGAGAGCTGCCCGGGACCGGCGCTCGCCAGATGCGCGTGGCGGCGCAGCGCCTCGCCCGCGGCCTGGCGGATCTGCCCCAGCGCATAGCTGCGCGGCCAGCGGCGGTTGTGGCGCAGATCGTCCAGGAGTTCCGGCGCCCAGCCCTCGGCCAGCGCCTGCCGCCCCACCGTATGGGCAAAGACCGCCCGGATCAGCGGCGAGGCGTCGTCGGCGGGCGGCTGGATCTGCGCCGCCGCCTTCAGGATCGCATTGGAGATCGGGAAGCGGTCGCGGTCCTTGCCGCCGGGCTGAGCCGCCGCCATCTCCTCGAGCGCGGCCAGGTTCGGCCCGCTCATATAGGCCAGCCGCTTGGCCAGATCGGCGAGCATCTCCTCGAACTGCGCCTTGGTCATCGCCCCGGGCTTCACCAGCCCCCGCCGCAGCAAGGGCTCGACCAGCAGATCCCGCACCCGCTTCTCGCCCTCGGCCTGTTCCCTCGCATCCATCTCGGCTTCCTTCTTCTCAGCCTCGCCCCGCCTGCCTGCCGCACGCCCCCGTCCGGGGCGGCGCGACCGGGGTGTCTCTTCTCGTCTCTTCTCGTTTCCTCTCCTTTCAGCGGTGACGGAAACGGCGCAAAAAAAGGGGACGGCCCGGCGGAAACACGGAATGTTCCGTGACTTTCCCGGTCGGTTCCGTGATTTTCCGTGATTGTTCCGGAATATTCTGTGACGGTAACGGAATGTCACGGATCGACCCTGGCCGGTTCATTGCGCCGCCTCCGCGCTGAACTCGTCGAGCGCCTGGCGGATGAAGCCCTCGCGGCGCTGGGTCTCGGGGTAGCGCTCGGCCAGCCAGTCATCGAAGCGGTCGAGGAATTGCGGCGCGCGCAGAAGCTGCCCGGCCCCGATCCGCTTTTCGATCATCTCGCGCAGATCCTTGAGCCGCTTGTTGCGGCGGCGCTGTTCGGCCTCGGCGCGGTTGCGGCGGCTGCTGGCCAGCGCCTCGACCGCGACCTCGGTCACCACCGGATGCGCCAGCCGGATCTCGCCATTGTCGCAGCGCACCCGCGACCAGCCATGCAGCGGTGTCATCTCGCGCTCGCAAAGCTGGTGCCAGCGGTCGACCGTGATCCCCAGCGCCTTGGCCAGTAGCCGCTCGTCGGTCGGCAGCGTGCCCACCGGGGTCTCGTCATGGGCCTCGCAGATCAGCAGGAAGCCGTACCAGCCGACCTCGGGCTCGGCGAGCTGGCGGAACTCGCTCTTGCGCCAGCGCTTGAGGTTCCACTGCACGAAGAAATGGGAATCGAGCCGGTCCTCGCTGGAGATCGGGTAGTCCGGCAGCCCGCCGGTCTCGACCGGGGCCAGGTGACGACGCGCGGCCATCACGCGGGCACCCGGTCCGGGCGCGTCAGATCCGTGCTATCCATGATGAAGCTCCTCCATCGGTTCCGGGCGCGCAGGCCCGTTCGGTAACGATTTGCGGGTGCGGGCCTGCCGGGCGCTCAGCGCCATCGCGGCGGCCAGAATGCGTTCCCGGGCGGCGCGGCCGCCCCGGGTCAGGGCATGGGAGAGATAGTCGTCCGAGAACCCCAGCGCGCGGCTTGCCTTGCGCTGCGAGGCAAAGCGCAAGCCCCCGATCTCGAAGGGTTTCGGGGCGCGGCCGGGGCGGCGCTGCGGCCGGCCGATCCGGTCGGGATCGCCATCGGCCAGCGCCCGCCAGACCGCCTGCGGCGTCACCCCGAAGCGGGCGGCGGCGGCATGGGCGTCAGTAAAGACCTCGCCCCGGATCCGCACCGGCATCGGCGCGAGCCCCTTGCGGCCCGTGCCCACCCGGTCGAGCCGCCCCTTGCGCGCGGCCGAGCGGATCGCCTCGGGAGTCACCCCCAGCGCGCGGGCGGCGCTGGCCGCATCCGGATAGGTCGTGCCGCGGATCGTCAGATCGGTGTGAACCCGCGTGGCCATCACATTCCCAGGGCCTCGCGATAGAGCTGCAGCACCGCCTCTTCCTCGGCGATGTCCTCGGCATGCCGCTTGCGCAGCGCGATGAGCCGACGCAGCGCCTTGGTGTCGTAGCCGCGGGCCTTGGCCTCGGCCATGACGGCCTTCTGCTGATCGCCGATCTGGGCCTTTTCCTCGGCCAGGGTCTCGAAGCGCTCAATGAAGCCGCGCAGTTCGTCGGCCACGACCCGGTAGGTCTTCTCGCGCACAGCTTCGTCCTGCGCCGTTTCCTTCATTGGCGGCCGCGGCGGGGCGGTGAAGGTATCGAGCGGGATCGGCCCGGTCATCGCCCCGTTCGGGCCGGTGAGCGAAACGGTCGGGCCGTCTGCCAGCACTGCCAGGGAGGGGGGCAGGACATCGACGGCCACTTCGCGGCGACCGACATTATCGGCAGCCGTGACGATGCCCTCGGCCTCCAGCGCCTCCATCAACCCCGCCGCCCGGCTGAACCCGATGCGCAACACGGCTTGCAGGTTCGACACCGACGCCTTGCGCGACTCGACGATGTGCTGCGCCGCCCGAACCGTCAGCGGGTCGACCACCAGCTCTGCCGCGCCCGGATCTTTCAACATTTCTGCCCCGACGCTCATGCCGCATTCTCCGCAAAGGGGCCGGGCAGCCCGAGGGGAAAGGACGTGCTGCCCGGCCAGTCGTCAGGGAGGGGCCCGGCGTCCGGCCGGGCGGCGGAGACGGGGCGAAGGCCCCGAATGGCGGTATGGGCTAAGCCAATGCGGCCGCTCGCTACCGAATCCGGTGCATCGTCCGTAGAAAGCGGGCATGTTGCTTGTCGAAATCCGCGGCCTTCGCATCCAGGCGGCGTCTGGTCTCGGCCATGTGGCGCATGCCCCAGATGAGGACGCCCAGGAAGATCAGGCCGAGCGAGACCTGAATGCCGAGGAGGAGGGCCAGCATCTCCATAAGTCCCATGTTCTGCTCCTGATGCCTGGAATTCTGCCGCGACCTCGGCCCGGACAGTCATGTCCGGCCCCCCTTGAAACGTGCCAAAAACTTTTCGGCCCGTGCCTCGAAAACGCGGGCGGCGGCGCGGGCTCTGCCCGCGCGCACCTGGTTGAAGCGTCCGGCGATACGCCAGTAGATCCGAATTGCCAGTGTCATGCCGTTTGCTCCGGGTCGAAGAGTTCGAAGACTGTCTCGGCGCCCGCAAGCGCCAGCACCGCCACGACGTAATGCAGCCCCGGCGCGTTTTCGGAGCGCAGCCAGTTCCGCACCGTGCGCGGGTTCACAGGCCGATGCGCCGTGTTCAGCGCCTCGGCCACAAGATCGGCCAGCTGGGCCTCGCTTGTCGCTTCGGGGAATGACCGCCAAAGCAGCGAGGCGAACCATTTCCGCTCCCGCTCCTGCGGGTCGCGGAACTTCTGGAAGGACTTTTGCATGACGGCCCCCGTATGGTTGATCCGTGCGAAAGGGTTTGGGTTTGAAATCGAGGGGCCGGACGCGCTCAGCGTGCGGTGCGCCGAATGTGCGCGAGGGGTGGCGGTCAACATCTCGCCTCCTTCGTGCAGCGGTTCGTTTCATCACCCTCCGGCTTGAATGGCGCATAGGCAGGCCAGCTGTAGAAGGGCACTCGGTCATGCGTTTCGCGAGCGATCCTCGCGGCGAGATCCGGGCTGGGCTGTGAAACCCCTCTGACCAATTTGGAGACCAGCGGCTGCTTGACCCCAATGACCTCAGCGAACTGGGTCTGTGTCATAGATTGGGTTTGAAGGTATGAGGCTAGAGCGTTCATGCAGGCAGGATATACCCATCAGGTATATACCCTGCAAGCATAATTATACCCTTTGTGAATTTGTCAGCCCGGGATGCGCCTGTAGGATGCAAACATGAGAATTGCTGAAATTAGACGCTCCCAGGGGTTATCTCAGGCCGATCTCGCTGAGCTCGCTGGAGTTGAGCAGCCCACTATCTCTCGGATAGAGCGCGGGAACGATGCCGTTACGCTCCGGGTCATCAGGCAAGTGGCAATGGCTCTTGGGGTAAGCCTCAGCGATCTCTTTTCTGATGATCGGACTGCCGCGGAAGTCGCTCTATTAGAGGCATTTCGGAGTCTTCCGAAGGAGCGCCAGCAGGGCTGGCTAGATTTGGCGCAGACTCTTCTGGCATCTCAGGTGCCGTCAGATCAATAAACGCAGACAGCGTCAGTCCATCCATCTGCGCGAGCAGGTCTTCGAATTCTTTCGCTGAATCAGCCACACTTACCTCCAAGGATCTCCCCCTGCGGAAGCCCCGCGCCGCAGGGTCAGAGATGTTCAAGCGAACATCGCTCTGCGAGGCAATACCTGATAGGAATAATTTATTCTTGACCGGTATATACCTCATGGGTATGAAATAGCCCCCATCGAAACCCACGATGGAGGACTCCATGAAGACCATCCTGACCACCGCCGTACTGGCCCTGTTGGCCGCGCCCGCGCTTGCCGCGACCGACACCACGGAAGACCAAACGACCGCCGTGTCGCCTGCCTCCGCCCCGAATTGCTTCGCGCCGATCCAGGGCACCAATGCCCTCCAGCGCAGCAACGCGCCGGGCTGCGTCTATTACACCGCCCCCACCGGCAATGACCGCGACCCCGCCGCGTCCGGCGATGGCGAAGGCTCCGGCGAAGGCGAAGGCGAGGGCGGCGAAAGCTCCGATCCCTGAGCATCGGTGCCCCGCCCCGCGTGGGCGGGCATCCCATGCTCAGAAAAGGAGGACATGATGCCCGAGCAGATCGACAGCACCAGCGACGGCCGCACGACGAACAATGCTGTGCGTCACAAGTACCGTGCTCTGACCGACGCCGAGAAATCCCAGATGCAGGACATCAAGGATATGGGCGCGGTGTTCATCGCCAAGCTGCACGAGATCGGCGGGACCGATCCGGAGGGCGACCGTTTCGGCTCTCGCGACCTCTCGCTCGCCAATACCCACGCCGAGGACGCCGTGATGCGCGCTTGCCGCCACATCACCGCCTGAGCATCGGTGCCCCGCCCCGCGCGGGCGGGCATCCCATGCCCAGACCCGGAGGACATCATGCCCCGTATCCCCAAAATCCCAGACCTTCCTGCAACTTACGGCTTCGGCACCTGGCGCTATGCGCTGCTCGGCCTGTTCATCGGCCTTGCCTTCATCGGCTCGGCCTGGGGCGGGTTCACGCTGGCCCGGATCGCGGAGGCCAGCCTCTGATGGCCGCGATCCTCGCCATCGCCCCGCAGATCGCCGACCGGCTCGCGGCCGAGGCTGCCGCCGCCCGTATCGAGGCCAACACTGCCCGCGTCGCCGCGAAATCGAGCGCGCGGGACGGCAAGCCGCTGCTCGCCCGCGCCGCCTTCGCCCGGGCCGAGCGGCTGCAGGGCCGTGCCGTCACCCTCGGCGCCCTGGCCGCGCAGGCCCGGGCAGGGGGTGCCGCATGAGCATCATGGACAGCATCGTCCCGCCGCACGACGCACTGGCCGCCTTCGTCGCCGAATGGCGCGGCGCCGCCCCCGATGTGCGCCTCGCCGCGATCCGCGGCGCGCTCCGTCGCCATGGGATCGAGATCCCGGCGCTGCCGGGCCGGGTGGCGTTCTACGAGATCCAGCTCTTCGGACTGGTCGCCACCGGCCGCGACGAGGCCGAGGCCGCCCGAAACTGGATGGAGGCGGCCGCCCGCCTTTGCCCCTTCGACTGAGTTCACAAGGATATCGCCATGGCTGATGAGGCCACCGCCCCCGACATAGCCCGTGACGCCGAACCGGACTGGATCCTGAAATTCTCGATCAAGGGCGGCGACACCGTCGAATGGGTCGCGGCGAAGTCGACCGTCTTCGGCGCGCTGGAAGAGCTGAACAAGCGCGAATGCGAAACCGGACCCGTGGGCTGGTTCTTCCTCCCCCTGGGGGCGATCAACATGAGCGAGGTTCGGTACGTTTCGATCCACCCCCGCCCGCTCGAGACCAAGCCCGATCCCAAGCCCGCGCGGCGAGCGCGCTTCACCTGGGCTTGAGGCGAATGTCGCACCCCCTCCGGATCCTGATCGGCTGCGAGACTTCGGGCGTGATGCGCCGGGCCTTCGCCGCGCGCGGCCATGATGTCTGGTCCTGCGACCTGCTTCCGGCCGAGGACGCCACCAACCGGCACATGATCTGCGATATCCGCGAGGTGCTGGATCTGGGCTGGGATCTGCTCGCCGTCATGCACCCGCCCTGCACCCGGCTCTGCAATTCGGGCGTGCGCTGGCTGCATGTGCCGCCGACCAACGCCCCGGCCGAGGCACGCCCGGACGAACGCGCCGCCTGGCCGGATCTGCCCGAGGACACCCGCCGCGCCATCATGTGGCGGCTGCTCGACGAGGGCGCCGCGCTGTTTTCGGCCTGCTGGCGCGCCCCGATCCCGCGCGTGGCGGTTGAGAACCCGGTGATGCACCGGCACGGGCGCGCGCGGCTGCCGGCCGATCTGCCGAAGCCGCAGATCGTGCAGCCCTGGTGGTTCGGCGAGCCGGTCTTCAAGGCGACGGGGCTTTACCTGCGCGGCCTCGCGCCGCTGAGCGCTACCAACCGCCTGACCCCGCCCGCGCCCGGCACCGAGGCGCACAAGCGCTGGAGCGCGGTCCACCGGGCCCCGCCCGGACCCGACCGCTGGAAGATCAGATCCCGCACCTTCGAGGGCCTCGCCGCTGCTGCGGCGGACCAATGGGGCGAAAACGCAAGAAAGGAGGCCGCGTGATGGCCGAAATCCTCACCCGCAGCTTCGGCCGGTTCAATGCCGAGGTGACCCCGGCCGAGGCCCGGTTGATCGTCCGCGATGACTGCCAGGAGGTGATCCGGCTCTTCGGTCGCGACCTGATCCGCAGCTCGCTGCTGGGCGGCAGCTGGAAGCCCGACATCGAGCGCGCACTGTGCTGGGGGCTCGACCGGATCGAGGCCGAGCTTGGCGAGGATCTGCGCTACCGCGCGGGCGTGATGGCCGCCGTCAAGCTCTGCTGGCGGCTGCGCTTGGCCAACGATCCGCGCCGCGCGGAGTGGCTTCTGCTGGGCGATCCGGAGGCCGGGCAACCGCCAGTAGAGCCCCGGATCTGTCCCGCCTGCGGCGAGCTGGTGACTGACAGCCTGGGATGCGGCGGCGGTATCTGCTGGGCCTCAGCCGCCTTTCCGAAGCCGGTCGAAGACCCCGCCGACAAGGCTTTCCGCGAAGCCGTCGCCGAACTGGTCGATTGCGCCATGAAGGAAGGAAAACCCGATGCCTGACATCCACCAGCTTCCGCCCCTCGAGCTGCACCTGCCAGCGCAGCGCGGATACTGCGACATTTGCCGTTTCGGGGCCGTCGCGGCGGGAAAACTCGCGAGCGAGGAGGGCGCGCCATGAACAAGCATCTTCGCACCGACGACCGCGTGCGTCGCCTCGTCTCTGCCGTTGAGGCATGCGGGAAAACTGTGCAGCGTGTCATTGTGAGGGGCAGGGAGGTCGAGCTGATCCTGCTTCGCGACCAGGACGAGATCGACGAATTCGAAGCGATGGATCTGAGACGATGAAGCGTGACTTGCCGAAGCATGTCTATCGAAAGGGAGCGGCGATCTACTGGCAGCGCCGGGGCGAGCCGACCGTCCGGATGGAGAACCAGGAACTGACCCCGGCGTTCTGGGCGGAATATGCGCTTCGGCTCAAGGGGCCTGTCCGCGCACCGTCCAAGCGGACCTTCAACGGGCTGATCGACAGCTACCGCCGATCCGAGCGCTACACCTCTCTGGCGCCCCGAACCCGCAAGGATTACGAGCGCGTGCTCTCCGTGATCGAGGCGAAATGGGGCGCTCTCGATCCGGTCAAGGCGCAGCGCAAGCACTTCATTGCCTTGCGCGATGCCAACGCTGACGCGGCCCGATTCGCAAACTACGTGGTTCAGGTGTCCCGTGTCCTGATGGAGCATGCCATCGACATTGGCATGGTGTCCGAGAACCCGGCCAAGGGCATCAAGCAGGTGAAAGGCGAGACGATAGATCGCCGACCGTGGCCCGCCGATCTGGTCAAGGCGTATCGAGACGCTGCGGAAGGGCGCGCGCTACTCGTTTTCGAACTCTGCCTCGGAACCGGGCAGCGGATCGGCGATGTGCTGAAAATGCGCTGGAGCGACCTTGAGAATGGCGGGATCAATGTCCGGCAGAACAAGACCGGCAAGACCCTGTGGGTGCCGTTTACGAAGACATTGCGGGCCACGCTCGAAGCGGCCGACCGCCGCAGCGTCTTCATCCTGACCAATGAACGCGCAACTGGCCCGTGGTCGTACAGGGGCGCCGCGCAGGCGGTCAGGAAGGTGAGGGAGGAGATCGGCGCGGAAGCCTACGACATTCATGCCCTGCGCCACACCGCGGCTTCGGAACTCTGCACCTTGGGGCTGACGGATGAGGAAATCGCATCCGTCACCGGCCAATCCATGGCGATGGTTGCGCATTACACCGCCCATGTGAGGCAGAAGGTCCGTGCGCTCAAAGCCCAAGAACGCAGGCTGTAG